CCAGAAGATATCGCCGATACTGTTCTAATGTTATTGCAGGCCCTTTCCATCACCGGACAAAATATCAAGGCCGAGAACGGACAAACTCTGTGATGGATTAAATGTCCGCTATGAACCCAAAGCAAAAAGAAATCTTCGGCTTCTATTTAGCCTTCTTTTCTTTCTCTGCAGCCAGCCTCAACGCTTTCAAAGCTTTTGTTTTATCAAGCGTTTTTTGCTTTTGTGCTTTTTTGGATTTGATAAGGGTATTGTCCTTAACCTTTGGCGGTCTGCTGTCTTGAAAGTCACTCTGATCGCCGCGTTCAATGGCCGCGATCATTTTATCATCTGCAGTGTTTGGTCGTGTTGATCCTGATCCCATAACTTTTCCTTCTCTTTAGAGAATAATTCATCATCTTCATCTGACAGAAAAATGTCGTTCTCGCCAGCATCTGCCAATTTTAAGAAAGAAGCCACTCCGATTTCGTGATGTCATATGTTCAGTAAAACTTACGCTGCGCTTTTTTTAGGCTTACCTCGATACCGTTTTGACTTCGCTCGGCGGTTCGGAGACACTCGAGAACCCCGCTTAGTCGGTTTGGGCTCGTCCTGAGACGGTTGACCACCTAAAACATCAAGTTGCTGCTGCATCAATTTTTCAATATCACGAAGGTAAGCTTGTTCACTTGGATCACACATAGAAATTGCAGCGCCAGATGCCCCGGCCCTTGCTGTACGACCGATACGATGGACGTAATCTTCAGCGATATTCGGAAGCTCGAAGTTAATGACGTGGCTGACATTGTCGATGTCAATCCCTCGTGCTGCTATATCTGTCGCCACCAAAACACGGACTTCACCGCTACTGAAGTTTTTAAGTGCTTTTTGCCGTGCGCTTTGCGATTTATTGCCATGAATAGCGGCTGACGTGATACCTGCCTTATCAAGCTGTTGTGCCACCCGGTTGGCCCGGTGTTTCGTCCGCGTAAAGACGATGGTTTTATTTATGGACTTATCGTCTAAGATATTGGTTAGCAATCCATTTTTATCAGCCGCGGGCACGTAGTACACACTTTGGGCAATGCGTTCAACCGGTGTTGATTGCGGTGTCACCTCTATACGGACGGGATCGTGCAGTATACTACTGGCAAGTCCAGAAACCGTTTTGGGCATAGTTGCGGAAAAGAACAGGGTTTGGCGTTCTTTTGGCAGTGCGGCAATGATTTTTTTAACATCATGGATGAAGCCCATATCCAACATACGATCAGCTTCGTCCAATACAAAATGCCAAATGTGATTAAGTGAAATATGCCCTTGGTTCATCAGATCTAAAAGACGCCCAGGTGTCGCAACGACAATATCAACACCGCGCTGAAGTGCGCTAACCTGACGTTTTTGGCTAACACCCCCAAAAATAACCGTATGTCGAACAGGGAGATGGCGCCCTAAGCTTTCAATCGATTCGCCAATTTGAATTGCCAGCTCTCGGGTAGGAGCAAGAATGATACTTAAGGGAAACTTGGGCGCAGGCGGTTCCCAATCTTCGGCAAGTTCATGCAAAATGGGAAGACTGAAGGCTGCCGTCTTGCCAGTACCGGTCTGTGCAATCCCCAACAAATCGCATTTTTCTAACAGAGAAGGTATTGATTGTTCTTGAATGGGCGTAGGAGTTTCAAATTGTTGTTCTCGCAGTGCACGCAACAATGGTTCAGACAGGCCTAGCGCCTCAAAATTTTTCGATTGCATAAAGTTTCTTTCGGCCGCGCATACATCCTATTTCGACACAGGGATGAACTTCGGCATTTTTAACATCCCGGAGCGCAGGCGGGGCATTCAATAAATTATTTTCAATTTCGAGATATTGTCACGCTGAGCTTTCAGCGGAATTGCGCGATCGCGAATGAATACTAAAGGGATCATTTGCGCCCAAATTCGGTGTGTGTCAATCTATCAATTGAGTTTTTGTCATATTTACATGGCTGCTAACATCAATTGTGCATCCGTGTCACCTTGACGGACAGCCCGATCAATCCACATAACACCGTCGCAGACATCAGCCTTAACTCCTTTTCCAAGAAGAAGCATCCCGCCAATATATGGCTAGTGTTAGGGGACAATGATTATGCGAGTAAGCGGGATATGGCGGGATTAGGTGGGACTAATCGGGACAGGGCGCGGAAATAAAGGGATGTGCGGCGATTGAGGTTTTTTATAAAGTGGTGTTTATTAAAATGCGAGTGAAGGCCAAAAACGGCGGTTTCGACAACCGTTTTGCAAGTATGCAATAAAACAGCAATGGGGGCGATTAAGGCCCCTTTAATCATATTTTAATTGAGCGATAATGTCTAAACATGGAATTGGCGGGCCAAGTTTAATAAACTGTTCCATGTTTAATGTAAGACATTGTTTTATATTGATTATATTCCAATAAGGGAACAGTTCTTAAAAAATTTAACTTGGAACGGAATTTCTAGAATTTTTTGAGTGCTCCAACAACTCGACCATAAATTTTTAAAAAGCTTTTTTTCTCTGGTTCAATGATTTCCGGAGGATAATTAGGATTATCACTGCTCAACACTATTTTACCATCTGTCCTTGGCTGAATTCGCTTAACTATACAGCCTTCGTCAACTACAAGCACGTAAATTGCGTCACCGACAATTTCGTTGGTGCTCATATCGACAATCAATACATCCCCAGAATATAGGGTTGGTTCCATTGAATCGCCAGTAACATATAGGCCAGCAAGCGTATTCTTTGGAGTATGGAATAAGTTATTGGATAGTTCCGGATCAAAAGCAATGCCAGGAGTTGGTAGACGAGGTTTATTTATGTTCCCTGCTCCCGCTGCAGCATGAGCGTCATAAATTGGAAATGTTATCCAACCCTCATCTTCTCTATACCCTTCAAGAGGGTAAGCATAGCTAGCATCCTCAGAGCGCATTGGCCCTCTACCCATTATCAGCCAATCAAGGCAAACGCCAGCTGCGGTTGCTATTTGAGCAGCCTTTTCGATACCTGGATAAGATTCACCATTTAAATATTTACGAAGCAAGCTCTCGCCAAATCCGCACTTTTCGGCGAATGAGTTGTTGCTCCCTGTTATGGAGGCTCGAAGCCGGTCTGAAAACCCTTCTTTAATCAATGAATTAGACTCATTCACGAGTGTTCGCCTTTTTTGGTTGATTAGTTCGCACTATTTGAGTATATTTTTCTCAATTGAGAAAATTGACATTCAAAAAATACCGATCCGTCAAGATCGGCGAGTTAAGGATTAAGACCATTGTCAGACTGGCCTCGGCATAAAATCGTTTATGAACTCAAAAAGCGTGGACATGGTGTCCTAATCGCAATCGACTTTCACAATGGTTTACCTCAAGGCACAGCTTCAAAAGCTATATCCGTCCCCGTTGCAGAAGGTGAAAAAGCCATTGCGGATATCCTTAAAGTTTCACCACAGAAAATCTGGCCTTCACGTTATGGGAATGACGGAAAACGTCTTCGTCCTCAACCTGCTGCCAATTATAGACGTTTCAATCCAAAAGGTAAAAGTCAAAAAGGAGCGCAAAAATGAACAGCGGTACAAAACATCCTTTCGGGCCGGGTTTTCAGGAGATGTTGGACTGGTTTAAATTGGAGTGTCCAAATGCAGATGCTGACAGCCTTGCAATTGCAGGATTGGTTTGCGCCATAAAATCCGGGAGCAAAGCTGCTGATTATCTGGATTATTTCGTTCGGGAAAATGAACTGGCTGACAGTGAAATCGCACAGCTTGTCTATTTCGCAGCCCAATGCGTTATGCGTCGCCAAGGGAGGTCAAAATAGAAATGGCACCTTCCCATCTAACACGAGCTAAATCTAATTCCGGCTTTCCTTTTCCTTTTGCTGAAGAGGACTGTCCTATTTTCTCTTCAAAATGGGCTATTAAGTCTTGGGCAGATACGTTTTTTTGTTTTGCTAAAAGATCGCAAGCGGCTTGCCCAATTATTGAATGCGCAAGATCTTCATGTTCTGCCGCTTTGCGAAACGTGTCGCCAAACTTGGCCAAGATTTCATCTTTATCAGACACTGATTTGTCTCCTGTTCCTTTAGTTCTTGCAGGTGGCAATAAGCGGAGCGAGTGCTTCCAACACCGCTCCGCATCTTCTTCTATATCCGAATTCGGTGAAAAAGTCACCGATTGGCTTTCCTCTTTTGGGTGTTTTTGGTCGGACTCTCACACTCAAGAGGGAAAACGGCGGGGTGTTGAAATGGGACAGCCCTCGATCCTGCCCCCGGTCACGCCCCGCCACACTTCCCGTGTCTCCCAGACATGGGAAGCCTCCCTGCAACTGGCCGGACGGTTTTTTCTACCCGTAAACCGTCCGGTCTCTCTTTTAAATGAGGTTATTTATGCCCGGTAAGTTTGTTGGCCACCATAATGTGTATCTGGACAAGGTCACCGTACCTGAGCGTTTACGCGCTGTTAGTGCGGATCATGTGGCTACTATCGTTGAATCAGTCAAACAGTGTGGCGAAATCCTGAACCCCATCATTGTGGGTGCAGAAAAGTTGGAGGATAACCCTGATCAGGTAAACTTTTTTCTGATTGCGGGTGCCCACCGTTTTGAAGCTGCAAAGCAAGCCGGTCTTGAGCGTATTCCTTCACAGGTTTGGGAGGATATTACGCCGGAAGAAGCCCGTTTGATTGAGATTGATGAAAACCTAATCCGCCATGAATTGAATCCGCTTGATCGCGCTGTTTTCCTTTCTGAGCGCAAAGACGTTTATGAAAAGATGCACCCTGAAACAAAGAACGGTGCACAGGGTAGTCGTAGCGGTCAGACGAATGAGAACGACACGATGTCGTTCTCAAACGACACAGCCGAACGCACAGGGCTTGGTAAGCGCACAATTGAACGCGCTGTGAAGATTGCAAAGGGCATTCCGGTCGATCTTCGTAAACGTATTATCGGATCTGAACTCGCACAAAATCAAAAAGAGCTTTTGGAACTTGCGAAGCTGGGTGACCCAATGCTTCAGGCACAAGTTGTTGAACGCATCGTTGGCGGTCAGTCCACCAAAGTAGGTGGCGCGGTTAAAGATATCAAAGGGCATGTTGAGCCACCAAAAAATAAAGAAGAAGCCGAGTTCGAAAAGTTAATCGAGCTATGGAACCGATCTTCCAAAACGGCGCAAAACAAGTTTTTGGATGTTTTGGAAGATAATAATTTGATCATCCGTCCCGAAGCGGAGGCGGCTGAGTAATGGTAAAACTGCGCGGCGATAAAAGCACATTAGATTTGCTCAACTGGCGACCGGAAACGTTAGAAATTGCCCGGTTTGAAGATGAACAAGTTCGTGCTGCCGCGCTTAGCGGGAAAATTGCGAAAGCAATCCGGACCATTTTGTTTGATGCCAAGCACCGTGACGAAATGCCGCTTGACCGGGGTGTTATAGCCGAAGAAATGAGCCAGTGGCTTGAACAGGATGTCACAGAAAACATGCTGTCGGCTTATTGTTCGGAAGCGCGAGAGAAACACAACATTAGTTTGGTCAGGGCTGTTGCGTTAATGGCCGTTACAAAAGATTCCCGGCTTCTTAGCATGATTGCGGATGAGCTTGGCCTTGCTGTCATACCAAAAAAATATGAAGGCACCGTTCAGGAAGCCATTTATCTGGAACAAAAAGAAGAATTGGAACGCCGGATTACCCAACTTCGGGGGAAACGCAAATGAAGCAAGAATGGTTTACCCCAGTTGAGATATCTGAATTGAAACTACCTGCTTTGCCAACAACACAACGTGGCATTAACAAGTTTGCTGAGAACAACAAATGGCAAGAACGTCGAAATATGGCGGGTGATTTGTTGGCTCGTAAACGTAAAGGGCGCGGTGGTGGATGGGAATATCATTATACAGTATTGCCGAATATTGCTCAGCTTCAACTGATCAAACTGAGTGAACAGGTTCAACAACCTCGCAAAGCCGATTTGGCCCGAAATGATGCTTGGACTTTCTTTGACAGTTTGCCTGAAAAGAAAAAAGACAAGGCTCGTGAAAAGCTGGTGATTATTCAGAAGGTCATGGATTTGCACCGTGGTGGAATGAACAAGAATGCCGCCGTGGCCTTGATCGGCATGCAGAACAATATCAATGCGGCAACCATTTATCGTTGGTTTAAAAGCGTTGAATATGTTGCACAGGGCGACTGGTTGCCTTACCTCGCGCCACGTCATGCCGGTGTCTCACGTAAAGCGGAATGCCCTGCTGAAGCATGGGAAATCATCAAATCAGATTACCTTCGCGCAGAACGACCAACCTTCGAGAGCTGCTTTCGAAGGTTGGATCGAGTTGCCGAGAAGGAAGGTTGGACCTTGCCTTCTGACCGTACCTTGAAGCGCCGAATGGATAAGGAAGTTTCCAAGCCCGTTCAAGTTTTATGCAGGTACGGGAAAGAAGCCCTTAAACAGATGTTTCCGGCACAAGAGCGTGATCGCTCAGTTTTTCATGCTTTGGAAGCCGTCAACGCCGATGGTCATAGATGGGATGTTTGGGTTGAATGGCCTGATGGCGAAGTTCTTCGCCCCTGTATGACTGCGATTCAAGACCTTTATTCTGGAATGTTTTTATCTTGGCGAGTTGATAAATCCGAAAATAAAGAAGCTTTCAGACTGGCATTAGGAGATGTGTTTGAAGAATTCGGAATTATGGAAGATATATCGCTCGATAATGGTCGAAACTTTGCTTCAAAGTGGTTGACTGGCGGTATTAAAAATCGTTTCCGTTTCAAAATACGTGAAGATGATCCTACCGGAATTTTGACTGATTTAGGTGTTAATGTTCATTGGACACAACCATATTCCGGTCAATCCAAGCCGATTGAACGGGGGTTCCGTGATTTTTGTGACAATATTGCAAAACATCCGGCCTTAGCTGGTTCATGGGCAGGTAATAGTCCCGTGAACAAACCAGATTACAAGCCAAAGGCTGTTCCTTTGGATAAGTTTCTGGCCATTGTCGAAGACGGTATCGTTGAGCATAACGAGCGTAAAGGCCGTCGAACACAAACGGCAAATGGACGCTCATTTGCTGAAACTTTTCGGGCCTCTTACAAGAATGCACCGATTAGGAAAGCTACGCCAGAGCAACGACGCATGTGGTTGTTGGCGGCAGAAGGGGTACAAGTCAGTAAGCGTGATGGCACCATTAAATTTATGGGCAATCGGTACTTTGACAATTTCCTTCACGAACACACAGGTCACAAAGTTATCGCCCGTTTTGATCCGCAAAACTTGCTGGATGGTCTTCATATTTACCACTTGGACGGTTCTTATCTCGGCTTTGCTGGTGTTCTTGAAATGGCTGGTTTCTACAGTGTTGATGATGCACGAAGCCATTCATTAAAACGACGCCAATGGCAGAAGCATATCAAGGCTCTTAAAGACATCCACGTCAAAATGACAGGTCAAGAGATTGCCGATCTTATCCCGCAAATGGCTGAAAAGCCTAAAATGGATGCCAAGGTGGTCAAAATGCACCGCGTTGAAGAAGGCACCATGAAGGCGGATCCAGTGGCACCGGGGCCGGAACTCACTGACAAACAGAAAAAGATTGAAGCGGAATTGATCGATTTCAACAGCCGCAAAGTTGTCCAAACCAAGGAAGAAAAAGCCCAAGAACGTTTTGAACGTGGGCTTGAAGTGTTCCTTGCGTTGGAAGCCGACGCGCCCGTTGACGCGAAGGAACTGGATTGGTTCAAGCGTTATAGCACTATCGCTGAGTGGAAAGCTCGCCTGCTGATTTGGCAGGACAAGCATGGGGCCAAACAAGGCTCATAGAAAAACCCGCGCCGAGAGGAAGTCGGCAACGGGTTGAACAGTAAACTGAGAGGTTATTATGACACGAAGTATGGCAGTACTCAACAACGTAACAAAACTGGCGGAAGTTTGTTCTGCCGTAGTGGATCGGAAACCCGGTTCACCGGGGTTTGGTCTTTTTAGCGGGTTGGCTGGCTATGGCAAATCAGTGGCTGCGAACTACTGTGCCAATAAATTCGACGGATATTATGTTGAATGTGATTCCACAATGACCCAGAAGGACTTCATTGAAGCCACAATGGTGGAACTCGGCCTGATATCCAGAGGGAAAAGCTATAATAAGCGCCTTCACCAAGGGGTGATTGAGATCGGGGAATTCCTTGCCGATCATCCTCGTAAGCCTTGGTTTATTGATGAAGCTGATTTTCTTGTTGAGCGTAAAAAAATCGAACTGGTACGCGATATTTACAAAAAATGCGCAGATGCCGGGACTTCCATCATCTTGATTGGAGAGCAAAACCTGCCTCATTCACTTCGAAAATGGGAGCGTGTTTATTCCCGTATTTTGAAGAAAGATAAAGCGGAAGCCCTTTCCCTGAAAGATATCGGGGCTTTGTCTGAGCTTATTTGTCCGAACTTGGAATTTTCAAATACAGCAATTGAAGCCATTAGCAAACGCATTCATGGATCAGCCCGTCGTGCGGTCAATCTGTTTAATGAGATTGAAGAACACGCCGTGATCTCAGGTTGGGATTTAATTGAAGACAAGCAAATCAATTCTATTGAGAGCGAGGACTGATATGGGGGCAGGACGCAAACCAGTCAGTGAATTGGCAAAACTGGATTATCCGCCCACCCGCGACGGTATCTGGAAGCTGATCCGCGAAAACCGAGATAGCTTTACCATTCGGGTTTTGTTGGATTGTAAGGCCCATCGCAAGACTGTGACGGACTATATCAAGTGTCTGATCAAGGCTGGTATCATTGAAGAGATTGACCCGATTGGAAAGGCCAAAGCCTATCACTTGATCAAGGATTTTGGCGCTGAAGCCCCGCGAGTGCGCAGCAATGGTGCCATTATCCTGAATGTTTCAGCAATCAACAATATGTGGCGCACTATTCGTATGCAGAGTGTGCCCTTTACTTATAAAGATTTGGCGCTCTTTGCCGCGACAGATGATTGCCCGATCGCAGATAGCACAGCAAA